ATGCGCGTTCAGAGAATCACCAAGAAGTCAATAATTGATCCGTTGAGGAAGGAGCTGCCGGACAAGCGGTTGCTGATCTGGGAATCGGAAACCCGGGGGTTTGGGATCAGGGTGACCGAAACCGGCAAGGTGGCCTTCGTCTTCCAGTACCGAGATGCCACGGGCGCCAGTAAGCGGGTGACCATCGGTGAGTTTGGGCAACCCTGGACGGTGGACATGGCCCGCGATCGGGCCGCGCAAATGCAACGCGCCGTGGCGGAGGGTCGGGACCCCAGGGAAGAGAAGAGAGAGGCAAGGAACGCCATCACCATCGGGCAGTTGGTAGACCTGTATCTGACCGAGGGGCCGGCCGACAGACCGAACAAGAAGCCCTCCTCCTGGAAACAGGACATATCGAACCTCGGCCGGCATGTGGTGCCCCTGCTGGGGGACCAGTCGGCCCGCACCCTGACCCGGGACCAGGTGGCGCGCTGGCGCAACGACGTGGCCGCCGGCAAGTCGGCGGCTGATGCCATGGTCGGTCCCCGGTCCCGATCCATCGTTCGGGGCGGACAGGGCACCGCTGCCCGCGCGTTGGCCGCGTTCGGCGCCATGATGACATGGGCCGTGGAACGCAAGCATGTTGCGGAAAACCCCGTTCGGGGGGTGGAGACCTACAAGGGAAATAAAAAAGACCGCTTCCTGTCCGAGTCGGAAGTCTCCCGCCTGAACCGGGCCATGGTATCCCTGGTTAATGACCTGGACATGCTCCGTCCCGCATCCGCAGATTGCTTTCGAATGCTAATGCTAACAGGTTGCCGAAAGGAAGAAATTGCATCTTTGCGGTGGGATTACATTGACCTTGAACGTGGACTCTTAAATCTGCCTGATTCAAAGACCGGACAGAAGGTGGTGGTGCTGGCGTTGCCCGCAGTGGACATGCTGGCCGCCCTGCGGGAGCGGCGCACCGAGGCGCCATGGGTTTTCCCGGCCCGGCGGGGCGATGGGCCGATAGGCGGACTCCAGAAGGATTGGGAGATGGTCCGGCAATGGGCCGGGGTGGAGGATGTCCGCATTCACGATCTGCGGCATTCCTTCGCCAGCTTCGCGGCTGCGGATGGGGCAAGCCTGCTGCTGATTGGCAAGACCTTGGGGCACCGCCGGGCCGAGACCACACAACGCTATGCGCACCTTGCGGACGATCCTGTGCGCCAAGTCGCCAATGCCGCCGCCGGCCGAATTGCCCGCGCCCTCACCTCGAAATCGGGGGAACCGGGGGAACACGAGGAACAGGATTGATTTGAAAGGGCTTTTCCTGTTCCCCCACCGTGGGAACATGAGGGAACAGAGGGAACAAGTGGTGCGGCCCGGCGGGGCCGCCTGAAAAAAGATCATCCAAAGGCGAAATCTCCCTTGACGCCAGAGTTTCCATGGGGTAAATCTCCTTTAGAGCGTGGCTTAAAGGGTGTTCCGATCATGGTTTCTTCCGGGCAGTTGGTTGACGAGGTCGCGCGCCTGATCGCGTATCCACGCAACGCGGTGCTGTATCCCTATCGCGTCTTGCGCGAGAACGGCGCGGTGACGAAGGGCGGGCGCGGTCGCAGTGCGGCGAACGTCACGCCCCGCGATGCCGCAAGCCTGCTGATTGCGCTGGCCGGCGCGTCACAGATTAAGGACACCTTCGCTGCGTGGCAGGATTATTCCGGGCTCTGCGTTCAAAAAGCCCAAGGCGGGTTCCCGAAGGGGGATCGGAAGCCTGAATGGACGGCGCCGGCTTTGCCTCATCTCGCCGCGCTCCCGGCCGGGCATAGCTTTTTGGATGCGCTTACCGCGCTGATCGAAAGCGCGGCGGACGGCAGTCTGGCGGCACTCGTCGGCGCGAGGGATGGCCGGGAGATTCTGGGCGGAGGGGTGAGCGTTGACGTTCATGGCCCCTGGCCCCAGGCGCATATCCGGGTGTTTTGCTCGGACCCGCAAGACAGTTGGGCGGAAGCCCTCAGTTACCACGAGCCCATCGAAGACCTGACCGAGTGGAGCAAGGACATGCAGTCTCGTGGTTATGGCCGCCTGCATGAACATCGGTACTTTAACGAGGACATAGTTTTTGCGATTGCGGACCTGATCTCCTCCTAACAAGAGAAGCAGACATGACCACGGTTTCTAACGCGCCCCCTGGGGCGCGAATGGGTGGGGTTTGCCTTCCGGCCCGCCTCATGAAGAAGCGGCTCCGGCCGGCCGAACTGTGCGAGTACCTCGAGGCCGCGCACGGGATCGAAATCAAGCCCTCGACGCTGGCGACATGGCGTTGCCGGGGCGGAGGCCCGCCGTTTGTCCGCTTCAACCGGACCCCGCTCTATCCCCGCGACCTGGCCGACGCCTGGGCGGACGAAAAACTGGGCGAGCCTATCACCAGCACGTCGGAGGTGTGACCATGCCGAAGTCCGCCGCCGACTACGCCGCCATGGCCGATCCCGACCGGAACCCGCTGTTCCGCCGCCCGTGGCAGGAACCGGAGCGGCCCGCCCGCCGGCCGGAGCCGGTTCCCGAAGACAAGTACGCCCACCTTGCCCGCTTTCTGGTCCGCGACATGAGGGCGGAGGCCGCCTGACCATGACCACTCCGCGCCCGAACACCCGTCTCGACTTCGCCGAGATCAACCGCGCCGCCCTATCCGCGCTGCCCGCCCTGCTGGCGCGCTGGTTGCCGAACGGTGCCCGCAACGGTGTCGAGTATGTGGCCCGCAACCCGCGCCGGGCCGACCGCCGGCCCGGATCGTTCTCGGTGAACATGCGGACGGGCCGGTGGGCCGACTTCGCCACGGGCGACAAGGGCGGGGACGTCATATCGCTGGCCGCCTACGTGCATGGATTGCGCCAAGTCGAGGCCGCCCGGGCACTGGCCGACATGCTGGGGGGTCGCCATGAATAACAGCACCGCACGGGCGTTTGCCCCCCTGACCGACGAAGAGCGCGCCACCGCAAACGACGCGCAACCGCCGAAGGGCGAAAAGACCCCGATTATCCCGGTTCCCGATGACGCGCCTAAGATGCGCTTCCGTCATCCGGCCTGGGGCGAACCCACCGCGACATGGCCCTATCGCGACGCTGACGGCCGCTTGATGGGCTTCGCTGGCCGGTTCGAGTTCGAGACCGACGGCCGGCCGGACAAGGACGTTCTGCCCCTCACCTATTGCGACATCGGCAAGGGCAAGCGCGCATGGCGCGCCAAGAGTATTCCGGCGCCGCGTCCGCTTTACCGCCTCCCTGATTTGGTGGCGGGTTCCGAGGCTCCGGTGTTGATCGTCGAAGGCGAAAAGACCGCCGATGCCGCCGCGATGCTGTTCGCGGATATGGCGGTCACGACGCCGATGGGCGGGGGCAAAGCGCCGCACCTCACCGACTGGTCCCCGCTGGAAGGCCGGCCGGTGACCGTCTGGCCGGACCACGACGACCCCGGTGCCGACTTCGCCGCGCGTGTTGCTGCGCTGGCGATGGAGGCCGGCGCCGCGTCGGTGCGCATCGTCCCGGTGCCCGCCGGCTTCCCGCCGAAGTGGGACCTGGCCGACGATCCGCCGGAGGGCGCCGATCTATTCGCGCTGCTGGCCGACGCCGCGCCCTGGGACCCGCCGGCCGACGAAGACGACGCGCCGCCGGCCGACGAACCGCAGCGGCCGGGCTTCGCCACGTATGACACCCGGACGCCCTACGGCCGGCCGGGGCTGTACTTCCACGGCTTCGGCAAGGGTGATCCGCCGCCGCCGACGGACACCTGGATTTGCTCGCCCATCTGGGCCGACGCCATGACCGAGGGCGCCGACGGCCGGGACCATGGCCTGTTGCTGCGCTTCGCCGATCCCAAGGGCCGGGAAAAGACCTGGGCCGCGCCCATCTCCTTGTTGGCCGGCGATGGGTCCGACCTGCGCCGGGAGCTTCTGGACCAGGGGGTTCGGATCGACATCCAGGCCGGCCGGACGCTGTTGCCGCGCTGGATCATGAGCCGGTTCCCCGAGCGGGAAGTGATGGCCGCGACCCGGACGGGCTGGTTGTCCGACCGCTCCGCCTACATCATGACCGACCGCACCATCGGCGACGCCGAAGCGGTGTGGCAGGGGACGGACGCTCCCGGCACCGGAACCGTCGGCGCCCTCGACGGCTGGAAGACCGAGGTGGCCGCCCGCGCCGTCGGGAATCCGCTGGCGATCCTGGCCTTGTCCGCCGCGTTCGCGGGGCCGCTGCTGGCGCGCCTGCACCGACAGGGGGCCGGGCTGCATTTTGTCGGAGACTCCAGCACCGGTAAGTCAACGCTGCTGGATATGGCCGCGTCCGCCTGGGGTCATCCGCGCAAGTTTGGGCGGTCCTGGCGCACGACGTCCAACGGCTTGGAGGCCGTGGCCGCCGCCCGGAACGACGGGCTCTTGATCCTGGACGAAATCAGCGAATGTGATCCCCGAGAAGTCGGCGCGGTCGTCTATGCGCTCGGCAATGGCGCGGGCAAGACCCGCGCGACCCGTACCGGGGGCGCCCGGCCTGTTCATCGGTGGCGCGTGGTGGCGTTGTCGTCCGGGGAACGCTCCATCGCTGCCAGCATGGCCGAAGGCAACCGCGCACAGAAGGCCGGGCAGTCCGCGCGCCTGTTGGACATCCGGTGTGACGGCCGGACGCATGGCGTCTTCGACGTGCTGCACGGTCTGCCCGATGGCCGCACCATGGCCGACACGCTTAAGACCGCGACCGAGGATCACCACGGACACGCCGCGCCGGCCTTCATTGAGGCCCTGTTGAACGATGCGCAGGATCATGGCGCGCTGCTGGCCGATCTTCGCGCGGAACCGGGCTTCGCGGCCGGCGCCGAATTGGAAGGCCGGGCCGCGTCCATGCTCGCCCTGATTGCCATGGCCGGGGAACTGGCCTGCGACTATGGCGTAGTGTCCTGGCCGGATAATGCTTCCCTCGACGCCGCAACGCTTGCATTCCGCCTCTGGAAAGAAGGCCGCACCGAAGGCCGACCGGAGGATGAGCAAATCCTTGATGCAGTGCGCGCCTTCCTTGATCGGCACGGCGACACCCGGTTCTCGCAGGTGAGCGAGACCGACACCATCCAGACCCGCGAGCGCGCCGGATGGTGGCGGGACGACCACCAGGGCCAGCGGACCTACCTGTTCACGTCCGACGCGCTGAAGGAAGCGGTGGCCGGGCACGACCTGACCCGCGCCCTCGACGGGCTGGATCGGGCCGGGTGGATCGTGGATCGGGACCAGGGCAAGCGATCAAAGAAAATCCGCGTCCCGGGGCGCCCGGTCAATGTCTATGCGATCCGGCCGGAGGGATGACCGATGCCCCTGGCCGAACGGCTGGCGCGCCGCCGCGCCGAACGGGACCGCGAAGAGACCGAAGCCCTGGCCGCCGAACTGAAGGCGCGGGCGGATCGGGCGTTCGCGGTGCTGACCCACATTGCCACGCATGGTCACGACGATGGTTCGGAGCCGTGCGTCTCACCGGACCCGGCGCCATGACGGCCCGCCTGATCGTGACGCAGGACCGACCCGGGGCGCCGCTGGTGCTGTCCGTCTACCACCCCGACACACCCGAGCCCGCCGCCGTGGTGCCCATGGCCGCGACCCGGGCCGTTGCGTTGGCCGCCGACCTGTTGGCGCTGGCGCGGCATGACATCACCGACCACCCCAAGGAGTCCTGATCCATGACGACACCGACCACCGACCCGGCTGTTGCCGCCTGTGCGGCCGGCATAAATGAAACCGCAATCCTCCACGACCTCCTCGTCGAAATCCTCGGCAACGCCCGCAGCGGCGACACGAAGTGGGTGTTGGCCCGGACGGCCGACGCCTTGGATACCTGCGACCGCCTAACCGCCATCCTGGAACTGGAGACCTGAGCCATGACCATGACCACCGCAACCGAGGCGCCCGACGGCCGAACGCACTACTACCGCCACATCAGCGGCGGAGTCCGGGTGCTTCAGTGGACCAGCCATGGCGAACCGCACTGTGACGCCTTCTTGGCCGTCACCCAAGTCATCGGCCTTGCAGGTGTGCAAGGCCGGCACCCGGGCATTTACCGCGCCGTCCGCACCGCCTTGACCGCATACTGCCAGGACCGAGCGATCCCTGTTGCCCGCGTGGAGGGGTGCCGATGCTTCCCGACGCACGCCGTCGAGGCATGGCTTGCCGACGGTGGCCGCGTGTTCATCGGTGAGAAGCTGGCCGCCCTGCCAGCACAGAAGGATGGTTCGTCGGTGGTTCCGTTCTCACGGCGCCCGCGAGAGTAACAGAAATCAACAGCGGTCAACGCAAATCAACGAAGAGCAAAACTAACTTCACGCGCGCGCGAGCCCGGACTTGTTCTCGGGCTCTTTTTCTGTCCACCGTGCCCATGGCTGGACAGGGCAGACCCATGTCATTTTTTCGGAGAATTCTCGGACTGGAAACCCGTTCGGGTTCGTTGGGCGAACTCGAGGCTTTGTTGCGCGAGGCCCACGAGACGGCCGCAGGGATCGCGGTTTCGTCCGACGCGGGCCTGGAATACGCCCCCGTCCTGGGGGCCGTCCGGGCGATCAGCGAAAGCGTCGGCATGCTCCCGTGTCACCTGTACCGCCGCGACGGAGACGACCGGCGCCGCGCCGACGACCACCCCCTTGAAAAGCTGCTGTCGCGTCTACCCTGCCCCTGGACGACCGCCTACCAGTTCAAAACCGACATGACCGCCGCCCTGATCCTGGACGGGCAGGCGTTCGCGCATGTGGCCCGCGCATCGGATGGCCGGGTTCTCGAGGTGGTGCCGCTGCCCCGCAAATCGGTGACGGTCGAGACCGATCCCCAGACCCTGGAACCGCGCTACCGCCTGAGCCTGTCGGACGGCACCCACCGCGATCTTGACCGGACGGAGGTGTTCCACCTGCGGGGGCTTGGGGTGGTGCCGAACACCGGCCTGTCCCTGATCCGCGCCGGCCGCCATGCCATCGGGCTTGGCATCGCCCTCGAGCGCCACGCTTCCCGGATCATGGCGCGCGGCGCCCGGCCTTCTGGCCTGCTGAAGGCGCCCGGTCGCCTCAATGCCCAGACCATCGAGCGGCTGAAATCCAGCCTGCAAGCCCTGCATTCCGGCTCCGAAAGCGGGTCAACCGCCGTGCTTGAAGAAGGCATGGACTTCGCGCCGCTGACCTTCAACAGCGTGGATATGCAGTTTCAGGAAATGCGGACGTTCCAGGTGGCGGAGGTATCCCGCATCCTTCGCGTGCCGTTGTCGCTGCTGTCCGAAATGTCCCGGGTGACGCACGCCAACGCCGAAAGCTTGGGCCGGCAATTCCTGAGCCTGACCTTGCTTCCGTACCTGCGGCTTTGGGTCGAGACCATCTACCGCGACCTTCTGACCGAAGACGAGCGCGAGGACTACTACGCCGAACACACGACCGGCGCCCTGGAAATGGCCGACCTGGGAAGCCGGATTGACGCCTACGTCAAGGCCATTGCCGGCGGGCTGATGGAGCCCGACGAAGCCCGCGCCCGCGAGAACCTGCCCGCGCGCGGTGGCGAGGCCGCGAAGCTGCGCTTCCCTATGAACACCGAGACGGGGGGCGCGACCGATGCCTGATATCGAACTGCGTTTCGCCCCCACCCTGGGCGCCGAAGGCACCTTCCGGGGTCTCGCGTCGGCGTATGGCGTGTTGGATCAGCACGGCACCGCGTTCGGCCCCGGCGCCTTCTCCGCATCCCTGGCCGAAACCCGCGCGGATGCCCGGAAAGTCCCGCTGTTGCTGCACCACGACGCAACCCGGGTCTGTGGCGTGGTGGAGACCCTGACCGACACCCCGGACGGGCTGGAGATCGAGGGCCGCTTTGTTCTCGATACCCGCGACGGCGCCGAGGCGCACGCGCTGGCCAAGGCCGGCGCACTGGCCCTGTCCGTGGGTTTCAAGCGGGTGCGGGACCAGCCGCGCGCGGGGGGAGGCCGCACCATCACCGCCGCCCGTCTTGCCGAGGTGTCCTGTGTGGCCGTGGCCAGCAACCCGAAAACCCGAATCACCGAAGTCCGTTCCACCGCCGCCCGCGCGGCACAACAGAAGGAGTCCGCCATGGACGCCAACACCGAGGCCGCGCCGGAGACCCGGGCGGACGAAACCAGCACCGAACCCGGCGACCTGTCCGGGCGCGTGTCCGCCCTGGAAACCCGCGTGGAAGGGATCGCCAACGACGTGTCCGCCATCAAGGCCAGCGTGACCAAGACCGAGGCCCGCGCCGACCGGCTGGAAGCCCGCGCCGGCCGCGCCGGGGTCACCGCCACCCCTGCCAACGACGCTCCGGGCATCGAAACCCGGGCGTTCGATACCTTCATCCGCCGGGGTCGCGAGGCGCTGGGCGCCGAGGAAATCCGCTCCCTGCATGTGGCCGACGATACCAGCGGCGGTTATCTGACCACCCCGGACTTCCGCGCCGACCTGCTGAAGGGGCTTCAGGAGATCAGCCCGATCCGCCGTCTGGCCGCCGTGACCAGCACCAGCGCGGGCGAGATCGTGCTTCCCAAGCTGACCACGCGCCCGACCGCCGTGTGGGTGTCCGAGATCGGCGCCCGCACCGGCACCGAACCCGCGTTCGGTCAGGTGCGCATCCCGGTTCACGAGGCGTCGGTGTACGTGGACGTGTCCACCCAGCTTCTGGAAGACGCTGCCATCAACGTGTCCGCCGAACTGTCGAACATGCTGGCGACCGAATACGCCCGCCTGGAAGGGGTGGCGTTCCTGTCGGGCGACGGCACCGGCAAGCCCTCGGGCATCCTGACCAGCGCCGATCTGGTGACGATGGCCAACGGGTCTACCACCGTCCTGTCGGCGGATGCCCTGATCGGCCTTCTGTACAGCCTGAAGCCGACCTATCGCGCGCGCGGGTCCTGGATCATGAACCCGTCCACCATCGCCACCGTGCGCAAGATGAAGGCCAGTGACGGCCACTACCTGTGGCAAGACGGGCTTGCCGCCGGGCAGCCGGCGACCTTCCTCGGGTTCCCGGTGGCCGAAGCCGCCGACATGCCGGAGATCGCCAGCGGCGCCGTTCCGGTCCTGTTCGGGGACTGGAAGACGGCCTACCGCGTCGTCACCCGCGCGGGTGTTTCCATCCTGCGCGACCCCTACACCCAGGCGACCAACGGCCTGACCCGCTTCCATTCGCGGATGCGTGTCGGTGGGGCGCTGACCATGCCCGAGGCCGCCGTGGGTTTGACGATGGCCACCAGCTAAGTCCGCCTGAGGGAGACAGGCGGATAGGGGCGCTCTGCGGGAGGCAGGCGCGTCCCGCCCGGTCCCTGCGGGATGCAGGGACACCAGAGGCCCGCCGGGATGTGTCCAGCTCTTCGCATCCCCGGCGGGCTTTGCCTTGGAGACCAGACCATGCCGACCCGTCCGCCCCGCATCTGCCCGCACTGCCGGCGCCCTGTCCCGGCCGGGCAACGGTGCGCCTGCCGTCCGAAGCCGGACACCCGGGTGTCGGCGTACCGGCGAGGCTACGGGACGGATTGGCGGAAACTGCGGGTAGAGTTGATGCCGTCGGGCACCCGCTGTGTCCGCTGTGGTGCGCTCGCCGAGCACTTGGATCATATCAAACCGAAGCGGCTGGGCGGGTCCGACGATCCGTCGAACCTGCAACCCCTCTGCGCGCACTGCCACAACAGCACCAAGCAGGCCGAAGAGAAGCGCGGCGGATGGGTGAGGGGCGTCGATGCCCAGGGCCAACCACTGGACCCTGACCACCCCTGGAACCGTGAGGGCGCCCGATGAGCCTGATCCGTGTCACCGCCCCGGCCGTGTTGCCCGTCACCGAAAGGTCGGTGTGGGACTTCCTGCGCCTGAGCCTGGGCGGGGAAGTGCCACCCGACAGCGCCGACGTGCGAACCCTGATCGAGGCCGCCGCCGACACGTTGGATGGTGCCGAGGGTTGGTTGGGCCGCGCCCTGGTGACGCAAACGTGGGTCCTGCGCCTGGATGAGTTCCCGCACTCCAACATCGACCTGCCGCTGCCACCGCTGCGCACCGTGGACTCCGTGGCCTACCTGGACACCAGCGGCACCGAAACCACCCTGTCCGCCGACCGCTACCACGCGACCGGAGTTGGTGACTTCGGGCGCTTGGTCCCGGTCACGTCCTGGCCGGCGACCGCCCGCCGCCCCGAGGCCGTGCGAATCACCTTCACCTGCGGTTATGGCGACGGGCCGGACGCCGTGCCCGAGCCCATAAAGGTCACGCTGCGGCAAATGGTGGCGCTGACGTACGATACGCGCACCCCCATGAACATTGGCAACATTGTCAACCGATTGCCCGACATGGGCTTGGATGCGCTGGCCCGCTTCAAGGTGTGGAGCTTCTGACATGGATCCGGGCCGCTTGGATAGGCGCGTCACGATAAAGCGCGAGATCTGGACACCGCGACCGGACGGCGGCTTCGATACCGTCATGGTCGTTGTTGTGACCGTCTGGGCGCATGTCCATCAGACCAGCGGCGGGGAGTTCGTCAAGGCCGACATGGTGACGGCTGAACGCCGGGCTGTGTTCACGATGCACCACCGATCCGACCTGACCACGGCTGACGTGCTGGAATGGGACGGTGTCGCCTGGAACGTCCGCGCGCTTCGGGAACTTGGGCGCCGCGAGGCCATCGAGATTCACGCCACCAGCGAATGACCTCCAGGGGGAGTCGGGAATTTCCCTCCGGGGTCTGGGGACCGGCGGTGGGGTCAAGTGCGAGATGGGCCGGAAATTGGAGGTTTTGCAGCCATGAAGGGCCGGAAGCCGAACCTGTCGGTGGTCGAGGGCGGGAAATCCGCCGGCCGGGCACCGCCGCCGCCGTCCTGGCTGGCCGATCACGCGAAGGCCGAATGGAAGCGGGTTGCGCCGGAGCTTCACCGCCGGGACCTGCTGACCGCCGAAGCCCGCGCGACCCTGGAAAGCTATTGCATCGCTGTCGGTACCGTCCGCGAGACCGAGGAAACCTTGATCCGGGAGGGTCGCACGGTCGAAGGCGAGCGCGGCCCGGCCGTCCATCCCGCGTTCAAGGTGCAACAGGGGGCCATGCGCGAGGCCCGGCTTCTGGGCTCCGAACTGGCGTTGACGCCGCACCGCCAAGCCCTGCGAGGAAAGACCGATGACGAGACCGGCAACGGATGGGGCGACCTGGTGGACGGTTGACCAATACCGGCCCGCCTGGCTGTTCGATGATAGCGACATTCCCGACCCGCACGGCAAGGGCGCCCGGGCCGTCGCGTTCGTGGAACGCCTGACCATCACCGAGGGACCGCGCGCCGGGCAACGCCTGGGCAGGGTGCTGGCCCGCTGGCAACGGCGCCTGATCCAGCGCGTCTATGGGGATATCCTGCCGGACGGCCGGCGCCGCTTCTCCGACGTGGCCGTGTGGCTTCCCCGGGGCAACGGCAAGACCACCCTCATTGCCGCGCTGGGGCTGCTGCACCTGCTGGGGCCGGAGCGCGACGCGGCCGGGCAAGTGGTGGTGGCCGCCGCCGACCGGGGACAGGCGTCCATCGGCTTCGGGCATGCGAAGCGGTATGTCGAGGCCGACCGCACCCTGTCCCGGATCGTCCGCGCCGTCGAGTCCCAGAAGGAGCTTCATCACCCGAAATCGGGATCGGTGCTGAAGGCCATTTCCCATGAGAGCTACACCAAGCACGGTCTCAACATCTCCCTGCTGATCGGCGATGAAATCCACGCATGGCCCGCGCATTCGGGCCGGGAACTTTGGCGCGTGCTGCGGACCAGCATGGGCAAGCGGGCCGATCCCCTGACCATCACCATTTCGACGGCTGGTGTGGGCCGGAACACGCTCGCATGGGATCGCTGGCAGCATTCCCACGCGGTGGCGAAGGGCGAGCGGGAGGACGAATCGTTCCTGCCGGTGATCTTCGCCACCCCGGATCCGCCCGAGGGCGAAGACCTCCCCTGGCAGGACGAAGACCTGTGGCACGCCCTCAACCCGGCCCTCGGTGAGTTCCTGTACCTGGACGAACTGCGCAAGCTGGCGCGTCAGGCCGCCCCGCTGCCCCACGAGGTAGAGGGCTGGCAGCAACTGCACCTGAACCGCTGGATTGACGGCAGTGTGGCCGGCTGGGTAGCGATGACGTCATGGGACCGGGGCGCCGACGCGGTGGACCTGGACGCGCTCGAGGGCCGCCCGGCCTGGATCGGGGTTGACCTGTCCAGCACCACCGATCTGACGGCCGTGGTCCTGGCCCTGCCCGACGATGACGGCGGGGTGGACGTGGTGCCGTTCTGCTTCGTGCCGGCCGACACCATGCGCCGCCGGGCGGAGGTGGACGGGGTGCCCTATCCAACATGGGCGGACACCGGCCTTCTGACAGCCACCCCCGGCAACGTGGTGGATTACGGCGCCGTCGAAGCCTGCATCATCGGCCTGTGCGACCGGTTCGACGTCCGAGAAGTGGCGATGGACCAGTGGAACGCCACGGGGTCGATTACCCGCCTGCAAGAAGCCGGGGTTCCGGTGACCACCCACCGTCAGGGCTTCGTGTCCATGTCGCCACCCATGAAGGACACCGAACGCCTGATCCTGTCGGGCAAGCTGCGCCACGGCGGACACCCGGTGTTGCGCTGGTGCGTCGGCAACGTGGTCCCTGACAAGGATCCGGCCGGCAACATCAAGCCGTCAAAGGCCCGCGCGAAGGAGCGAATCGACGCCGCAACCGCGCTGATCATGGCCGTGGGCCGTGCCGTGGCTGGTGGGGACGTCGGGTCGGTTTATGACGACGAGGGCGCCCGGCCTGACGGGTTGCTGGTGCTGTAGGAGGCGACCTAAACGAGGTCGCGCTCACCATCCGCAACAGGACGCGGCTCCACCACCAAGACAACATAGTCTTCTTTATCACGAGAATTGAAAACGCGCCTTGTAACCGTCAATAGCTGGCGGTTGCGGTGGTCGTGGCGGTCTTGGCCCTGTATTACCCCTGGATCAAGAATCTCGTCCCCGACCGCAGGAACAAGGCCGCCGAACATAGATAGATCGCAATCCATTTGGCCATCTTCGACCACGCCACCAGCGCGGGCAATGTAAAGCCGAACCTTTATCATAGCTATTGCCGCCTCTCCGAGAACGCATCAACCGGAAACCTGCCCGCCCTTTCCGCTATCCGCGCCGGGGCCGGGCAGATACCCCTTATCAGTCAACCACGCCCTTAGGATGCGTTCAACCAAAGACGAGACCGAACGATCATCGTCCGCCGCCGCGCGATCCAAGCCGGCTTTCACGTCATCGGAGACCCTGAAGGACAGGGCGGCGCGCTTTGCCATCACACATTCTCACACATTTACGTTGACGAACGAAGGTGTGTGCAGTGTACTTTGATTGTGTGAGAATGCAAGCGCCCCGGTCAGTGCTGCAACACCAAACCGGGGCCAACCACAACCACGTGTACGGAGCAAGAGGAATGGCTATCCATGAGAATATCACGGTGCCAGAGGTTGGCACCAGAACCACAACCCGCCGCGCGTTTGTCGCGACCGCCGCCGCCACCGCGACCTCGGCCGCGATTGCGGTCCCCGCTCTCGCCTGGACGCCGGGTCCCGAAGAGGACCTGACCGCGCTGTACGCCGACCTCATGGTGATGGCCGAGCGGATCCATGCCACTGGCGCCACGCCCGCCGCCATGCGGAATCGTATGGCCGGGGACGATGGTCGACGCACGCCGGAGAACAGCGGGCATCCGCAGGCCGTTTGCGATGTCCTCAACGAGAGCATCGCCAGGCTGTGCAAGGATGGTGGGCTGCCCGAAGCGTGGTGGCGGCGGTTCATCACGCTCGAAGATCGTTTCATGGCCATCGAGCCGCAAACCCTTCGAGGGGCCGCGCTGCAATACAGTTGGCGCCACGAGTTCGATGGCACGACCTGGGACGACGATACGGATCCGCCGGCCTGGTGGTTTCACGATCAGGTGGCCCGCGTGCGGTTCCGTGACTTCCTGCATGGGGGGCGGGGCGAGGCGTGA